TTTGATTCGTTTTGGTCTTTTCCATTCTTTTAACTTTATATTTTTTGTTTCTAAAAACCAATCAGAAATTATACTCCAGCAGTCATATTTTCCCCAGATAAACTTACGACCAATTAATGAAGGTGCTTTCCAACCTGTAGGCTCAAACGATTCCCAATGATTATGTTCAATGCTGTAAATATAATATGGAAACCCAAGATGTTCACAGGCTGCCCTATCTGTATCTGATGGTGTTGCAGCACCTACAGGATGACTATGTATTACACCAATAATTTCTCCTGTATCTTCACATTCTGCCCAATCATCAGGGTCAAGTATAAAAAATTCAAATTTTCCTTCTGCCAAGTTTTTACAAGGCCAAAAAGTTTCTTTACCTTTGATTATTGCAAGCAAACCACAAGCCTCTTCTGGTGCTTGTTCTTTTGCATATTTTATAAAAGATTCTTTCCAAGTCATAATTAAAA